CACAAAGACGTGGGACAGGTGGGCACACACTTCTTGAAGTTTTGTGGCAAGTACGAACTGACCAAGCTCAGTGAATCAGCAGAAAGCATTGGGCGCTGGTTGAACAAGACATATACAGGAGCACTAAATTGATACTAGCCATGCCAGTGATCGCAGATCGCTATTGGATACTTAAAAAAGACAATCGCAAGGTTGGGCAGATCGAAGCAGAGGATGATGGATATACTGTGAAGATCAGCAACACAGTAAAAAAATACAAAACCATCAAGATGCTGGATCGCGATATTGAGTTTGTTCCAGCAGCGGAACCTACTCCCAATCCGGAAAATCAAGTGTATGGATACGACACAGGGCAACGAGTATTCAATGCCATGTGGGACATACAACATCGACTACCGCTATTCACTCAAGAAGAAAACAGCAAATCCTGGTTTGCAGCTGGATGGTACTATGTGAAAAAACATCGTGTGTGGAAGATCACACAAAATCCCAAACTGATTACCTTGCAGAGATATTCATACCAAGGTCCGTACCACACAAAAGAAGAAGCAGTGACAAAAGGAAAACCATGAACATTAGTAAAATCTCCGAATATAATAATGAGCTATATCGATTAACATTAATAAAACATATTGAACACCATCATGCTGAACAGATACAGCACGACCGCCAAATTAAACAAATCCGCGAAGATGACGAAGCCAAGCGTATTGAAATGAATCGCAGGTTGAATCGCCCGGGACAAAATGTAGATAGGATGGCATAATGACAAACCCGTTTAGAGATCAAGAAAAATTCATGCAGGCCTGTGACCAAAGCGTCACTGGTGACCAAGCACAATTTGACATGTATATTGGATTGATTGGGGAAGAGTTTAAAGAATTACAAGACGCTGATACTGACGTTGATACATTGGATGCCTTGATCGACATACTGGTTGTTACTGTTGGTGCTATCCATAGTATGGGTGCAGATGGTGAAGGTGCATGGATTGAAGTAATGCGCAGTAATTTTGCCAAGATCGATCATGACACTGGCAAGGTGATCAAACGTGAAGATGGTAAAGTGCTCAAACCACAAGACTGGACACCACCTGAACTGGCACAGTTTTTAAACAAAACATAATATGAGCCTGCACATCAATCGTTTTGTAGACAGCATCAAGGCTCATGAATCACGCAATCAACGTGATTTTACCATGAGCATGCGAGATGCTAAAGATCTACATTCGGACATAACCAAATTGTTGTTGACACTAGAAGCAATGCGAATACCTGCTACACCTAAAGATGAAGTAGTTTCGGTTGAACTCGTGGGTGGCTCATTTAAATCTACATAGATTATGAGATAAATAATATCATGAGCAGACCACGTCCTCAGGTGTTGATCGAACTCACCAATAAAGTCACTTACAAAACCGAACAAGTTTTAGCAAGTGAAGGAGTGTGGGCGGTGTTTTATGATGCCAAACCAATCAATCTCAAGACCAGTCACATGCTGACTCAATACCCCGGTCCCAAGTACAAGAAGGTATCGTTCAGCAATCCCGGGCATGCCAAGAATCTAGCTCGCAAGCTCAATGCTCAATTCAAGACCGATAAGTTCACAGTGGTCTTGCTCACTCAGGGGTCTCAAGTTTACCCCGATGTTAAATAAACTCTATTACACTCAGCAACTGCTGAAACTATTGCCCGATGATCACGGGCTCTCAGATGAGTCAGCCATGCGGTCATGGTGGCAGGATTTCCGTCCCGATTCTGGATTGAGATTGAGCCTAGAAGGCGATAATGTCATGAGAGAATTGAAGATCGAATCTTGGTCATTTGAACTTCCGGTACCGTACATGAATAACCGACAGATTTTGCCCGGTCCAGCAGAGTTATTATTGCTTAATAAAAAACTCACCTGCCCGTACTTTCTCAAAATAACCAAGACGCCAACTTTGGTTTTCTACGGCAGCAAAGAAGCAACTATGTTTGCTATGTACGGGGATGTAAAAAAGTTCCTGAGATACCTGAAAAATACCTGAAAACCTCCAACTTTTGTTGCAAAAAAACAACGGCAAATCTGGTTGACCAATAATGCCCAAACTGCTATAATAAGAGCATACGCAAAAAGGAACACAAGATGTTTTTACTTGGTTTGATAGTTGGGATTATAGTTGGTGCATATCTAGCCATTTTAGTAATCGTGCATACCCACTATTTCGGTTGACCAATAATGCCCGAAATGCTATAATACAGCATGAACAGAAAAAAGCGCTCAGATCGTACACATATCATCTATATGCTGGAGTCCGGTGATGACTTCTATATCGGAGTCACTGCCAAGACTGAAAGCACTCCGCTCAAAAGCCTGAAGGTGCGTTTCAACAAGCATGTGTATCGTTCGCGTAGCGAGAACAAATCTTGGTTGTTGTACGAAGCCATGCGCGAGCGCGGTGCTGAGTCATTCACTGCCAAGATCTTGGCTATGATCCGCGGCAAGTCAGAAGCCCACACTGCTGAGCGTGACATGATCCGCGAATACCAGCCCAACCTCAACACCGACGTGCGCGGTTGCTAATCTGGCACAATGCCAGGTTGGCACTAAATAGTTTTCCTGTTACAATGTAACATAGGGACCTTAGCTCATGTTGGTTAGAGCAGTGGACTCATAATCCATTGGTGCTCGGTTCGACTCCGAGAGGTCCCACCAAACAACTGGCGTTAGTATAATGGATAATACAGGGGATTTCTACTCCCTAGATAGCAGTTCGATTCTGTTACGCCGGACCAGATCCTATGAAAAGCACCAACCTTGATTACAACTTAGAAAAGGACATCCGGGCATGTGCATGGATGTTGAAAAAAGTGCAGGACCGTGAGACCTACGCACAGAATCTCTACGCAGCCATGTGCAACAATGTGTTTCAACCTAACCAAGTATGGCCTCGGCTTCGAGATGAATACTGGTCATGCTCGTGGCGAGCAGCCGGCGGTATCGTGGCCGACTTGAGAGGCCAAGGCGATTACATTGATTGGTATTGCTCGGGCATTATGGGAGTGGGTGAGACCGACAGTTTTATGGGCTATGTGAGTGAGAGCACTGTGACCGATGAGATTCGTCAAGACCTTTTTGCCATCGGATGGATCGTGGAGCCTTATCCTGTGGATAAGTAAAATATGATATTGAACTTGCAAACAAAAAACCGATGAACGTGGAGAAAGAAACCATTTATCATTTCACTTGTACTGAGTGCAAGGGATGGTTCAGTATCGCCACAATGGAAGCGTGGAAACCTAAGAAGTTATATTGTCCACATTGTGGTAAATTATCTGAGGAGATTGTATGTTTATAGGATTGATGGGTGTTGACAATGATGGTGAAACCATGTATACTTCTAATGGCAACAAGATATGGTTCACACTGCCATGGGGACTAGCGTGGAAAGTACAAGAGATACAACATTGGATCGCACGGAAGACCTGGCGATAAGTAAGAGTTATTGCTGTATGAAGCCGAGAGAAAAGTGTTCTGGACGGGGGTGCGAATCCCCCCAGGTCCACCATAAAACATATTGAATGCGGCAAATGGTAAGTCGCCGAAAGGGATGTAGGTTCGAGTCCTGCTTTAATATGTTTTATAATGGGCCTGCATAGTTTCGACAGGGCAACAAGTAACAGAGTGGACAGCACGGTAGGCGATGACCGTTAATCAAGCAAAAAAAGTAAACGCAAACGACTCACAGTTCGCATTGGCAGCCTAAACGCAGCCTAGGGTAGGAAATACCTCGTAACAGAAACAACCAAAGGGCCTTGACGGGCCCTTTCTTTTTTTGTATAATATATGAGTCTGAACTTAGAAAGGTAATATATGACACAATCACTCAAAGGTAGTAGAACAGCAGAATGTCTCAAGGAGGCATTTGGCGGAGAATCCATGGCCAATCGTCGCTATTTGTATTTTGCAAATCAGTGCGATATCGCAGGCGAGAATGACCTGGCAGCACTGTTTCGTAGCACAGCCGAAGGCGAAACTGGCCATGCACACGGTCATATGGAATTCTTGATCCAAGGCGGTGCAGGAGAACCTGGTACAGGATTGCCAGCAGGTACGCCTCAAGAAATGCTAGAAGCAGCAGTGGCTGGTGAAACACATGAATACACAGACATGTATCCTGGCATGGCAAAAACTGCGCGAGATGAAGGCTTTGACGAAGTGGCTGATTGGTTTGAAACCTTGGCCAAGGCCGAACGTTCGCATGCCAATCGCTATCAAAAGGCCTTGGTCACGCTAAAAGAATCTCAGTAGTAACACTGATCCATTATCATGATTATCACTAGAGATCTTGTGTTATAATATGCATACATACTAGGACAGTATGTTATTCTAAAGGAGAAAATTATGAAATGGACTGCACCACAAGCAAGCGATATGCGTTTTGGATTTGAAATCACAATGTATATTGCCAATCGGTAATACAGACAAGCCCACCTCGGTGGGCTTTCTCTTGACTTTTTGTTTGATATATACTACAATACACCAATGGGAACACAATCAGACTACTTCAACGAAAAAGGTTACAAACCTAAATACTGGATCGGCGACCGTGTGTTTGGCCATTGGAACAACATCCCCTTTGTTGGCACTGTGGGCAATGACACTGTGATTAATGAAACCATGGGACCACAAATATCCATCCATCTCGATTTGCCTATACAATTCAGAGACAAGGTCCACAACATCATTATAGTCGAGCACCGAGATGTCAAAAAGCTGGTTGAAATGCAGTAAGAATTATTTGATAAAATTTGCCGAAAACAATTGCTTTTTTGTCAATAGGCATATATAATACACTTATGATAACACATCAAGCCCAACTGTCCTTAGAGATATCCTCACTCAATATTCCGAGTGAGGCGCTGGATTA